TAAAAATTTCTTGCCTTATGCCGACTTTTAAAACCGTTATTCATCCCCCGTACAAAAGAGCAGACGGGACGTTCAGAGTGAAAATTCGAATCACTCACAATAAACAATCGCGGTATCTGCCGACCCCCTACTACGCCAGCGCAGCAGAAGTAAACGACAAATTCGATTTCAAACGGGGAACCTCGTATGTTGATGATACCCGTCCTATAATTGATAAGTATAGAAAGGTCTGCAACAAATACGCCGATAAGATCGACACGATGGATGTCGGGCAAATCGTCGAATTAATCCAGAATTTCAAAGACGAGGAAAATTTCAAATTGGATTTCTTTGCTTATGGCCAATTACACATAGAGCGGCTCAAGGCAACGGGGCGCATACAAAACGCCACTATGTACGGAACGGCGTTAAGTGCGCTCCGGCGCTTCATTGGCCGGGATAATTTAGACATTCGGGAAATCACGTCTAAATTCGTCGGCAGATTTATAGATTTTCTTATTCAAGAACCACCGCGCCCCGGCCATAAGAAAGGCCGTCGGGCACCCTCTCTATATTTTTCGACGTTACAAGCCCTGCATAATGCAGCTAAAAGGGAATATAACGATGAAGATTTGGGGATTATCCGCATTCAACTCTCGCCGTTCTCAAAGGTGAAAAAGCCACCCATCCCGACAACAGACAAACAGCCTTTGAGTTTAGCACAATTCAGAAAACTACTTACCATCCCAGATGATACGTCATTTGTACGCAAAGGAGATTGCAATTTACAGGATTTAGGCCGGGATGTAGGCATCCTAACGTTCCTGCTCATCGGAATAAATACCGTAGACTTATACGAAGCAAAGGGAATACAAAACGGACGCCTTATATACAATAGGAAAAAGACCAAAAATCGCCGAACAGACAACGCACGGGTCAATATCCGTATTGAGCCAGAGGTAATGCCGCTGATCGAAAAATACCGTGATCCGACCGGGGTTCGCCTTTTCAACTTTCATAGGCTATACAAGAGTGTAAATAACTTTAACCGATCAGCGAACATAGGGCTTAAACGGATCGGAAAGATCATCGGATTTAAGGATTTAGAAACCTACACTTTCCGTCGAACATGGGCATCCTTTGCATGGAACTACTGCGGTATCCGGGATGATATTATAGATTTCGCGCTCGGGCACTCTCCGCGCAGCGCATCAAAACTGGCTCACATATACATTACCGAGGATTGGGATGTCGTCGATCAAGCCAACAGGCTTGTAATCGACTGCATTTTCAGCAATCGAGTGAATACAATCATTAAAAACACAATTCAGACCCAGCAGATTACCCTAATTGCCCCGAACAATCCATCCAGCACATTGGGGCAACGACTTATAGCGTCCCGATAAACCTCTTTGTTAAAATTCATTTTTTCGCCTGTTGCCCTAAAAAGCAGCAGGCGCATTTTATTTGATTGTCAGTCTTTTAGATATGTCGAGACCTTTTTAAATTGCTTGTATGCTATCTTTTCATTTTGTACCTTATAGTCACCGCAAAAATGTGATTTTTACATATTTCACACAACCTAAAACAAATATACAAAATGGACTACGAGCACATCAAACAGGGCGAATTACCTCGAACATGGAGTGATATTTTAGGGGGATTTGGCTGCGGGGAGATTAAAAGATTCCCTTTAGAGGGACAAGCATTAACCAATGCCCGGCACGCTATACCGCGCATGGGCCGTAAGGGGTTGAAATTCCGCACACGTTCAAAAGGCGATCATTTCTACATCCTTTGCACCGCCCACCAGCAGGATGGAGCTCGTCTTTCTCGCAAAGAAATTCAACAACTGTTCCGGAGCCTCGAACTCGGAGAATAACCCCCATGCCCTTATGCAAACTCAATGGCATATCAAGATTGACTGTGACTGGCAGACAATCACACACGAAATCACCCCGCGCGTTCGGGTGATTGTCGATCTGTCACACGCAATTCGAACAATAGCGAAAGACGGACAAGCCATCGACACTTGCCAATTTGGGCCCGACATCCTGCGACACTATCAATGGCTACTCCGAATAGCTGAAGATGCCGAACAGGTGAACACACAAAACTATGGATGATCTATTCGAACAGAAGAACCTGATAATGGAAAGCGCCGCGCTGGGTGCCTCTATCGCCCTCAACCGTTTGGGGCTGATTAAGGACGAAATTTCACAGCGTGAAGCGTTCCGTGTCTACGGAGAGAGCCTCGTGCGAACGTGGTTAAATCGCGGCTGGATAACCCGTATAAAACCGGGTGCCGGGAATACGAAAGTAACCTATTCCCGAATCGAACTCGACACCGTAAAGCAACTTTACAACAAAGGAAAATTGCGCTAATAACATGGCAGGCAGAAACGTAAAACGGGGTTTAGTGTATTTCCGGATGGACTGCGACATCTTCCAAGACCGGAAATTAAAACGGCTGATGCGTCGATGGCAAAACGACGGGCTGGCTGTCTACCTCGCCCTGCTATGTGAAATCTACCGGGACAAAGGGTACTATGTTACTGCGGACGACGATCTGATCGCCGACATCGCCGACACCTGCCTGCTCGACGATGAGCGCACGACACTTATATACAACGACTGCATAGACCTCGGCCTATTTGACCGCGAAATACTCAAGCAACAAGGCTTACTGACATCCAAAGGCATACAGGCCCGCTACCTCGACATTATGACCGTTTTGCGGCGTAAAGGCGGTATAGATGCAGCATTATCCCTCATTTCTTCGGAAGAAATAACCGAAGATGCGGAAAGAATACCCGAAAATTCGGAAAGACGGGCGAAAACTGACGAAACTATCCGAAGAAATGCACAGCAAACCCAATTTCCACCGAACAATGCGGAAGCTGTACCGGAAAATTCCGAAGAAACGGCTATTAACTCCGACAATAGAGAAAGAGAAGATAATAAAGCAGATGATAATTCAGAAACAAACCTACATACACATAGTGAAAAATGGAAAGGGGTTAAAGGGGAAAACCAAATCGAAAACGACCGGGCGGCCCTTGCCATGTTCAACCGCAGTTGGAACGAACTCGCCAAGCACGAACGAATGTATATCTGGGTTCGTCGCCACTATCCGATCATGTTGGAATTTGAACGGCCTTTGACCCTCGACAACTGCCGCAGCATCACGGACAGAATAACCGACTGGCACGATGTCGAGCGGCTTATGGAGAGCATAGCGAATCGCCGGAACGTATTAACCGCCCACACCAGCGCAATAGCCACATTCAACAGTTTTGCCCGGATGGATGTTGTATTGCAACGAAAGCAGAAGATATGACAGAACTGTACGACACAATATGCCGAATTGTTGAAGAAAAACGAGCGGCACGCCGCCATCCGACAATAGCCCTGTCGTTGGAAATATCCCAGCGTACAGGATGGCCCGTGTTCATCATAGAGTGGGAAATGCGCGAGTTGGAGCGAGCCGGGATAGTTTATGTCGGCAGAACCGCAGGCCCGGACTATGCCACTCCCCGGTGCGCTATATCGAAACAAATAAAGGCGTCACGCCCTTACATAAATCATTAACTAAAAAACAACCCAAGCCAATGACAAAAAAAGAGTTAGTAGACCTAATCGCGGACAAGCGAGATTTGAGCGCCCAGATGGTGCTTACGGTCGTAGAAGATTTTATGAAAATCATTCAAAGTAGCGTGGCCGATGGCCAGCGCATTTTTCTGCGTGGCTTCGGTGTTTTTCAGCCGAAAGAGCGAAAAGCCAAAGTAGGCCGAAACATCACACGAGGGGAACAACTCTCTATTCCTCCGAAACGTGTACCCCAATTCCGCCCTTACCCCCACTTTAAAAAAGTCGTGGAAAAGGGTAAGTAAAAACTCCAGCCCTGTCCTCGTGGCAGGGCTCCTTTAAGAAACGAAATGAGTGCACTCGAACATAAGATCGCATATTCCATCGCACTTCTCCGACGTGGTGAGGCGTTGGCCTTACGCATGTCCCCAGACGGCTATCATTTAGCATTCTCCGGCGGGAAAGATAGTATGGTATTATACCACCTCGCAAAGATGGCCGGGGTCAAATTCAAAGCCCACATGCAGGTAACAACTATTGACCCGCCGGAGCTCATGCAGTTTGTTCGGGCCAACTATCCCGACGTGGTGTTACACCGCCCGACGATCAACTTTTACGATCTGATCGTAAAGAAACAGATGCTCCCTTTACAGCATGTTCGGTACTGTTGTGCTTATCTAAAAGAACAGGCAGGAGCAGGAACCGTCACACTTTTGGGCATCCGAGCAGCAGAAAGTACCCGCCGGGCAGCACGCAACGAGTTAGAGGTATCTGGTCATAAATTCAGCGGGAGCCTCGACCAATTCAACCGACGATCTGATCGCAGCTTCGCGTGTGTGAACGGCAAAGACAAAATTATGCTTTCGCCGATTTTCCGCTGGTCGGATGCTGATGTCTGGAATTTAATTCGTGGACAAGGCTTACCATACTGCCGACTTTATGACGAGGGCTATCATCGTATAGGCTGCATATTCTGTCCAATGGCATCAACAAAAATTAAAGCCAAAGATCGCATGCGTTATCCCGGAGTTGAAAAAGCAATTAAACGCAGTATCCAACATCTAATCGACAATAATGGCTATATGAATAATTATCAAGCAACAGCAGATGAGATTTTTAATTGGTGGGTATCGAACACGTCCGCAAAGGAGTTTTTCGGAATGTTGAGGTTTCAGAGAACAATAGACTTTAACGATATATGAAACGTATTATCCGCGTGTTCCCAGCCCGAACCCATGCTACACCAGACGACGATCTGGTGCGCATCAACGCAATACCGTCTCTCTTTGACGAGGCCGACGAGGTGCACATCTCGGTCGCCTTTACATGGCACCTCAAATGGGCGGAATGGGCAGCGAAACAATGGGCTTGCGTTGCGCCGGTGAAAGTCGGCGGCCCAGCCCTCAACGAGCCGGGCGGGGACTTTATACCGGGCATGTACCTAAAGAAAGGCTACGTTATCACCTCGCGCGGCTGCCCAAACCGTTGCTGGTTCTGCGCTGTTCCCAAACGTGAGGGCGGCCAGCTTCGGGAACTACCTGTTACGGACGGCTGGATTGTCTCGGATGATAATTTACTGGCCTGCTCTCCCCGACACATTGACGAGGTATTCTCCATGTTGGCCAGACAACCACATCGGCCTATATTCACGGGCGGATTAGAAGCCGCCCTTATGACCTCTCAAATGGCCGCGCAGCTATACCAACTACACCCCCAAAGGCTATTTTTCGCCTACGACACACCGAACGATCTGGAACCGTTGCAAGAAGCAGGTAAGATGCTGACCGATGCAGGATTTTCGAAATCCAATCACGCGCTGCGCTGCTACATACTGATCGGCTACAAAGGTGACACAATGGAGAAAGCCCATAAACGGATGGGCGAAGCATGGCGGGCAGGGTTTATGCCCTTTGCCATGCTATATAGAGATAATAGCGGTCAGTTCGACCCTGCGTGGAAATGGTTTCAAGGGCAATGGGCCAATCCAAGAATAACCTATTGCAACTGTAAACGAGATTTCGGAGATTAACGCACCCCGTGAAAACGAAAAAATATGAGCGGTAACAAAGATAAACTGATCGCATTTAATTATTTCGGAGGAAAATTCGTCTGGTTAGAATACCTCTACGACAATTTTCCGCCCCACTTTACGCACCTGATCGACCTTTTCGCCGGCTCCCTTTGTGTATCGCTGAACTATCGGGGCCGGGTTATACGGACAGCCAATGAGATCAACGGGGAAATAACCAACTTTTTCGAGATACTGCGCGACCATGAAGAAGAACTTATCCGACGATTATCACTCACGCCCCACTCGGAACTGGAATATTTGAATAGCTGGGGCAATACAAATTCGGGTAAGATCGAGCAGGCGCGACGCTTCTATGTCCGGGCCCGGCAATCGTTCTACGGATTAGGGGCCCAAGCACAATCGAAAGGCTGGCATATGACCAAGCAGCACGTAAACGCTCAAGGCGGAGAAACGATTAGCCGGTGGAATAACGGAATTGGAAAGTTGCATACAGTAGCCGCCGAGATCCGCAAAAATTTCCAGATCACCAATACCAGCTACGACGACTGTATCGACCGGCTCGACTTTCCGGGCGCGTTCTTCTATTGCGACCCGCCCTATCCGTTGGCATCCCGAAACTCCCAGAACGACTACCATTTCGATTTCACGGACGACGATCACCGGGCGCTGGCGGCGCGGCTCCACTCGATTAAAGGTTACGCAATGGTGAGCAGTTATGATTGCCCGCTGATGCAGGAGTTATACGGCGATTGGTACATGGTGCGGTTCCCCAGAAAACGAAACAACCTACGTTCTACCGTTGTAAACGGCAGCGGGACGCTCGTACAGGAGTGCGTTTGGTGTAATTATACGCCCCCTGTCGTAACACAAAAATTATTCTAACCACAAAAAAATCAAAGCTATGAATGAAACACTTGTTTTTCTGGTTTCGGGCGTGATCGCCGCCCTTATTTCGGCTATGGTCTGTCTGCTGTTCCGCCTCTGGGACAGTCAGCGGGCCAAATGCAATGCCGTACAACGTCCTACTGCCGACACCCTCGCCCGGGGCGGTTCCCGTGGAAAATGAAAACATGGGTTAGCTTCCGGATCGAACGGACAAAAATCGGGATAATCAACTACAACAAAAAGACAACGGCTGGCAA